CACTTATTCTCATAGAAGGAATCAAAAACGCGCGCCAAAGCAACCAGCGCTGCGCTCTTTGCCCTGCCATCCCATCCCTTGTGGTCTCCGTCCAAAGTGAACGGACCAACCTCCAATTCCCGGCGGATCATGTTGTCCCATTCAACGGACGAACGATCCATGCCAAGCGTAGAGAAGGTCTTACCTCGAATCCTCTTAAAGAAGGTGGAAAAGCCACCAAAAAGCATTTTATTCAAGAGAAAAGGAATAAGACCCCCAGCACAGAAAATGCGTGTAAGCGCATTCCGCACCTTTTCTAGCTTACGCCTCTCGTCCTTCAAAGTCACCATAAATGGATCATTGGGAACGATGCCAGAAGCAAGGAGGCCCTCCCACCGCTGCATTTCTTTAGCGGCAAAAGGTCCAAGTGAAAGATTGCCAGGTTCTCCCTCGAGAACAAGACGTTTAGCACCCCGATGTTGGGGGTACAAGGATGCTGGGTAGCCAGAAGACGTTGAACAGTCTACGGACTCGACTTGCCCAGGAATGCCATTCAATGCTTCCGCGAGTGTAAGCGGTCGACAAAGGTCCTTGGTTTTGTCCTTATGCACCATCAACTCCTGAATAATCGAGTCGACGGCCATTTCAACATGGTCTGGGTCATATTGCTTGACAGAGACACTGTACTTCACCAAATCGTTCATGAGCGGATCCTGTTTCTTTGATATTCTCAAAACAGCCGGCTCAGTAACATGTTGCTGCACTTGATCATGCACGAGCGACGGTAGCAAGGTAGTCTTGCCAGGCGACGGTACATGCTTCTGCGAAGCAGTGACGTACATGTTCTTATTGCACATGCCAACGCCATCCTCATACTCGACAAGGCCTTCATGAATAAAGTCCGTGTCTCGCGCCAACTGATCAGGCGCATTGAGCTGAGCAATAGCTCCCATGAGCTCGCGATGATTGAGCGAGATACCATAGGATTGAGTGGGATCACTCAGATTTCCCCATGCGTGAAGTCCAACTATTTTGGACGACCCGTTAATGTTTGCGAATATAAGATTTCCGCAAGCACCCCTGCTATGACGCAGAGTATAGGAAATATCTGAATGAACTCTCTCAGTCCGGCCATCAGCATCGACGGCCTTGATCTCAGTTCTTGTGGGATCAATGGTAGTCTCGTGTAGAACGAGAGCCATGTTTTGTAGGCGACGTTGCACATAGCCTTGCATTCTGCGCGGAATAGGTTCATTGGTAACCTTCTTCAGCACATCTGGCCAACAGCCAACTTGAACAGGACAAAGGAGTAGAGTAAGATCCACTCCAGGCAAGTCATGACGCTTGCATTGCGACAGTGGAAACTCAAAGATCGCAGTATCAACTGCACGGTGAGTGTGAACCGTGAGAGTTGCATCTGGCCTAAGATAATGCTTGTTGATCAGCATTATTCGTCCCTTGAGGAAGACAGCGTTAGTAAAACGTGCCTCTCCATCAACTATCACAACGCTGTTCTGTGACATGCGTGCAATATTGACGTCGTCTTGCTCGCCATTTTGCATAGCAGCTCGCACAAATGGTACGCGCGGGGCTGCCTTTGCAACGGCATTCTCGCCAGATTCTTCGGCAACTTTGGGCTTGCCAAAGAAAAACCAGCAAGTAGCAGACACTGCTGCGAGAGCTCCCGCGGCAATCATGAGAGCATCGCCAACGAGTCTATACTTTTCATCAACGTAATCTCCCATTGCATAGGTCGCAGTTAGGAGGGCGAAGAATCCAAATCCAGAAACGAAGCCAGCATGAATGGTCGGCACAAAGCCCATCTGGGGCTCAGCAATGACAGATATTGAGTCAAGGCTGGACGTGTCAGTCAGCGTGGATTGCTGAATAACAGTCTCAAAGCTCGGCACAAGCAGTGGCTCATGTGGAGCGTCAGGGCGCGATGTCATAACGCCATGATAAAGATCCATAAAGTCAGGCACAATGCACTCAGAACGGAGCTTATCAAACTCTTCGATGATCATAGTTTGATGCTTGTAGTGAGCAATATACTCCTTCGCCAAGAGCTTCTGAAGCTCAGCGAGATTGTAGAAGTTATTGCCTTCCGCATTGAGTAAGTCCTCAGTCTTGCCGGTAACAGTGGCACGTTCGACCTTGAACTTATGACCATTAGGATTCTTGAGGTCAATACGTTCATCCCAGTTGATTATTATCCCGAGACGACGCTGAAGAGCGGTCTTGTCAGCAATCTGCTTGCACTGACTAAATTCCTTAAAATTGGAGTTGAGCACCAATATAGAGGAAGCAAAGGGAGTTCCCTTCACACCGACTTTGGGATCGCTAAGCGAGGCGTACTGTGGAAGAAATGCCGCATTGGATGCAATGGACATAACCTCACCAGCAGCCTCGTCATCAACGATAGCCCCAAAATCGTCGTAAAGAAAAATCTTGTGCTTCTCAGGAACATAGCCGTCGAAAAACGTGGAGTTCGAATTCCTCGTATACGACTTGGCAAAGATTTCCTTAATCGATCCAGGAACAATGCTAGAAAACAAGAGAGGCCAAGTGGAAGACTTGCCAGATCCCGGAACGCCGAAGAGAGTCACGACGAACGGAATTGGCTTTGAGCCATGAGTGCCAGGCTGCATGATAGCCGCAGCTGACACATTGTAGTGCTTGAGCATTCGCAAAACTTGCTCATTGGGCGGGTACTCCTCATTGACATAGAGGTCCGCAGCGCGCCATGCGCTCTGGAAAGCCTCATACGCCATCGGAGACGCACAGTTCTCTCCCTTCAGAATGTGCAGATATGCTTGCACCATTGAATGGACAGGATTGCCAGGTGTCTTCGCCTCAACGCCAAACCTCTTGCGAGGATCGGTGATAGTGAAGAGCTTTGTAAACCAGCCAGGCAAGTAAGTCAACAAATTATTGACTAACTCGTGGAGATTCTTCCAGCTCGACATAATCGTGTTGAAGTTCTTCAAGTGGTTGAGAACCGCAGCAGTCTTAGGTAGCCAAGATGTGAAGCCAAATAAGGAGGAAAAGAAAGACGTTCCATCCTGAAATTCAGCAAAGGCGTGCTCGCCATCCGAGTCAGAATACTCATACTCGGCAGCAGCCTTTCGAGCATCTCGCTCCTTCTCCTTCCTATGACGTTCAAAGGTTTGAGAAATACCACCCCAGCTGCCGATGTACAAGTTGTGACACTTGAGTTTATCGACGACGCGATTCCAAAGATGGTGAATGCCATTCTCAGTAACAACGGCAGCCATGAGCAATGCACGCTCAATGGCACTCTCGGTAGTCAAGAGTCGCCACATCGTTGTAATGAAAGTGAGTGGGCGTTGCTCAATGACTTTGACAACCTGCTCAAAAACCTGAGCAAGCATGTCCCAAACGCCAAGAAAAATGTCGGCAGTGACGCCGTTGACTATTCGCGTCGCAACAGCAGAGATCTGATTGGCCAAGAACTCCTTGACACGATGACAGACAACTCTGATTTGCTGAAAGAAATAGCGCACTGAGGAAGTGATCCCCTCAAAAACGCCATCTTGTTGCTCAGCGACAGGAATTGGGGTCGGCACTGTGTGCCAGACATGAGTGCGATATAAGTTTTGATGACGCTGCACAGTTGCTTGATCTACAGCAACTGTGAGATGAACTGGCTTAATGCGCGACCAACCAATAGTACCGTACCAAGGAAAGCGGCAGAACTTGCAATAGCAAGAATCAACAGATGTAGTGTTGTCTTGCAAGACGTACAAAGTGCGTGAGGTGCAATTTCCACAGGACTCCTTTTCTGCGATCTTATTGGTGTGACGCGTCTCAGAACAGTCACACTTGAGCTCCAGCCAGGTGAGCTTGTCTGGAGTTTCATCAAGATATCGATGGAAATGTTTGGTGACTATATTGAAGCGATTGCCATGAGGGCAATGGCGTTTCTTGTTGTACTTAAAAACGCGGGCTTCAATGGCGGCAGGTGAAGTGTCACCAATAGTCATGTTCAAATCCGGAGAGATGTTGAGCGGTGGCGCATCATAATCAGCATAACGCTTAGATCGTTCGTCGACCCTAGCGGAATATGCGAGACGCGCATGTTGTTTCTTCTCATTTACGACTGCAGCACCAAGTGAAACATTAGCAGCAGCTCGAAGTTGATTGCTCAATTCAAGCTTTTGCTGATGAACAGCGGTGGCATTCGCTTGCCTCGATGCGAAAAGATCGCGAGCATCGGATGGACCATTGGGGATGGTTTGAGGCGCATAGTTTTTCCTGACATTATGCTGGTCAGCCCGGCGGCTCTGTCCGGGGGTGGAATAAGTGCCATCGTTATTGTCTAGATTTGCGATTATTGAAGAAGAAGAATGCATGGTAGTCTAGACAAGCCGCATATGGTTGTGTATGAAAGGTACTGTACGCCAGTTTCCTGTCACCGTATAACTATCCATCCAGCAGCATGCCGAGTCTCCGGTTTCTACCGGGAATAGAGACATAAAAGAATTGTGTTTCTGGCCAGTACAAACAAATGTCACCATGTAAGAAAAGCCACTAAAGAATACTATATAAAAGAGAAAGATTAAGTAAGATAGAAAATAAAGAATTGAAATACCAAGAAAGGCATCAATTGAAATATATAATGAAATAAATGATAAAAACTCTACAAAATTATAGGGTAAAATAATCAACTAGT